TCGGTAGCCCCACCTTCATCAGTGGCTTCTACTTCTATCATGGTCAAGGAACGCCTTGACCAACTAATTAGTGAGCATGTCCGTCCTGGAAGCTTTAAAGGGAAAACTATTGTCATGATTGACAAGGAGGAGTGGGATCAAATCAAAGACACCATTGATTCCATTCATGAATCCTCCGACACCCCGACTGTGCCAGTTGCAACATTGAATGACTTGATGTTGCAGCTGAACACTGTGAAAATGGAAAAGGATCGCCTTGTTAATGCAAGTAACAAGTTTGCAGTGCAAGAAGGCATCCTCAAGAAAGACATAGAAGCTGCCAAGTCTGCTCTTAACAAAGAGCAGAAGACATTTATGGATTTCAAAGCCCAGGCTGAATCCACTAAAGCTGAACTTGTTAAACAAGCGGCGCAATTGAGGAAAGCACAAGATTCCACCAATGCTGGAATTGCCAGTGCGAAGAAAGCTAAGGATTCCTCTGCTCTGGAAGAGTTGTCAGAATTGAAAGAAGTGAATGCAAAAATGATCACTAAACTGAACAATGAACTCCAAGAGCTGAATTCTGCGGTGAAAGCAGAAAAAGAAAGGAAAACCAAGCTTGAGAACAAGGTCACACAACTTGAAGTTGATCTCAAATATGAGAAAACTAAACTTCGCGTTGAATCTGGTTTGCCTCCTCCACTTCCTGGCACAAGTTCTTTTGCAGATGCTGCGATAAAAGCAGGGTCAGCAAATGTTAACCTTGTCAACATTGCTTTTTCAAATTTGTCCAAAGCATCTCGTGCTTTGTTAGCTGAAAAAGAGGATGCAGAAGACAAGGATGTTCGAAACAGACTTTATTGGTTGACTCGAGCACTGAATGCCTCAAAACATGCAGTGTACAAGCCTTACAAGATTGTTTTAACTGGTATAAGCAATGAAGTGAAATTCATTTCTTATAATTCTCGTCGACAATTCCTTCCTTTCATTGAAGCAGTTGAAAGATCTTTGCGCCCTGAAGGGGCGCCTTTAAAAGAAGATGAGATGACCACCATCTTGTCTAAAATAGACAATAAAAGGTTGATTCTCAACTCAGA